CCTGCAAGACCTGGCAGGGCGGCACCGCGGAGGTCCTCTTCCGCTCGGCCGATGACCCCGATCGTCTCCGCGGTCCCAACCTGCGTCGTGTCTGGATCGACGAAGCGTCACTCACCAAGCGCGAGACCTACGAGATCCTCCTGGGCTGCCTGCGCCAGGGTGGCACCCTGGGCACGCTCACCAGCACCTTCACCCCGAAGGGCAGGTCGCACTGGAGCTACGAGGTCTTCGGCTCCAGTCGGCCCGGTGTCGAGCTGGTGCACGGCCGCACGGCCGATAACCCTTTCCTTCCCGATCGCTTCTACGACCTGCTGAAGCAGGAGTACGGCGGCCTGCTCGCCCTCCAGGAGCTGGAAGGCCAGTTCCTGGATGTGCAGGGCAGTGAATGGCCAGGCGAGTACTTCACTCCGGATATCTGGTTCGATGACTGGCCGCGCACGGACATCAAGGTCCTGGCCCTGGACCCCAGTAAGGGCAAGGACTCCAAGCACGGCGACTACTCCGCCCTGGTGCTGTTGGGCCGCTGCCTGGAGACCGGTATACTCTACTGCGATGCGGACCTGGCCCGGCGGCCGACATCCAGGATCATCCAGGAGGGCCTGGAGCTATACCGGCGGGCGGACCCAATGGCGTGGGCCATCGAAACGAACCAGTTCCAGGAGCTGCTGGCCGACGAGATCGCCCGCGTCGGTCAGGATACCGGCCTGATGCCGGCGATTATTCCCATGGTGAATATGGTCAACAAGCAGGTACGCATCCGCCGCATTGGGCCATACCTGGCGAGGCATGCGCTCCGGTTTCGGGCCGGCTCCCCGGGGGCCGAGCTGCTGGTCCAGCAGCTGCGCGAGTTCCCCGAGGGCGATCACGACGATGGACCGGATGCGCTGGAGATGGCAATCAGGGTAATGGGGCAGTTACTGCACGGGCAGGAGCAGGATGAAGAGGCGTGGGAGGGATTGAGGGTATGAAGATCGAGAAAACCGAGCGGGGGTTTGAGCGAATCGACTTCAAGGATTCGCATGGCAGAGAAGCGTCTATCCAGCAGTCCAGCTTGATCTACGACGATTCGCTGGGAGCGCCGGGGTCATCTGCAATCTGGATTGGTGGAGCAGGACGTATACACCTAAACCGCGAGCAGGTGGCGGATCTGGTGGGACATCTGCAAGCCTGGCTGGCCACGGGAAGCTTCAAGGTGGAGGTGCCGCGATGAAGCTGATGGTGGACGCATTGAACCTTATTGCCGTACTCTTCCACACGGGTATGGTTTTATTGTTCGTTTGGTTGCTGTTTTTACTGGTCACTGTAATGATCGATCATATCGCCAAGAGTCCCAGTCTGCCGCCCTGGTTAAGATAAGCGGAGGTGCCGCGATGAAGCTGTTCGTTGACGGTGTCGAAATCCCCTGGCCGAAGAAGATCGAGGTTCAGGTCGATGAGGCTGGGGAGACAGTGGGGCCGGTGCTGGTGCAGATAGTTGGCGGCCAGCTGGTCATCGAAGGGACGCTACAGCAGCGGGAGGCGCTGCGGATCGAGGGCCACCTGAAACATCCACTTGTACTTCGGCTGTATCAGGCTTTGCTGGTGCCTGTCGAAGAGCGTGGCTCTCGGGGCGAAGTTCTGTTCGACGAAGACAAGCTGTCTAACGTGAAGCTGGATGGCCGGGTGCGGACCGTCACGGGTTATGACGCTCGCACCAAGACGGTGACTCTCGCTGATCCAGTCGAGGACCTGCCCACGCCCCACGTGGTCACAGGAGGGTGAGCCATGCTGACCGAGGAGCAACAGAAGTTTCAGGATCGGATGGCAGAGATTCTCGGCTCCGAGGATTATCGTGAGCTGAGCTGTGAGGAGTCGATTAAGCTATTGCGGCCTTGTTTTGGGGACAATAACGATGCTGACAGAGGAGCAGCTACGTGAGATTGCCACGTCCGAGGCGGCAGCCACGCCGGCGCCGTGGACATGGGGCATGCGCTATATCGGGCATTATCCCCATGACTGGCGGCCCGGCGACGAGTCCATGGGCTATTGGAAGATCGCCCAGATACCCGATGGGCAGACCGCGGAAGACAGCCAGTGGGAAAATGATACCACGTTCATCGCCGGCGCCCGCACCTGGGTGCCCCAGCTGCTGGCCATGGTGCGGGAGCAGGAGCAACTGGTGCTCGTGCTACGCCGCCAGGTCGGGACGCTGGAGGCAATACTGGGTAAGACCTGGGACCAGATTCAGCAGGAGACTAGCCATGTTGACCGAGGAACAGCTGCGGGAGATTGAGGCAGTCGAGCGGGCGGCTACGACGGGGCCATGGATGCTCAGCGGGCATGAGCTGTATTATGGCAAAGACTGCTTCAGTTTCCATCAACAGATTTACTATCAGCCCAACGCCGCTTTCATCGCCGGTGCCCGCACCTGGGTACCCCAGCTGCTGGCCATGGTGCGGGAGCTGCAGCAGTTGATTGCTGGCTTTCAGCGCGATCGTGGTCACGCCTGGATGGAGATCGAGGACCTCAGGAAGAAGGCTTCTCATGGCTGAGCGTGCGGAACGCTGTGACCTCTGCCGGTGGTGGGATCAGCACGGTGGCGACCGGCTGAAGGATCGATCCCAGGGCTGGTGTCGCTGCCATGCACCCAGGCCCAGTCGTCGTGATGATTGCTCCTCTTGCTGGCCGCTGACGATGGCTAAAGACTGGTGCGGCGAGTTCCGCCCCCTGGACCCCCGCGGTTTCCCGGCTTGAGGGTTGCGGATTGCTCGCGGGCCGGGGTCGATTACACTGGCGGGATCTGCGGCAACAGATCAAACAGAAATTCAACGAGAAGTAGCCCTATGCTAGGCTTCATCCAGAACCTGTTCTCCTCCGATCCGCTCGGCATCACCCTGCGCGAGAATCGCCTGACCGAGGAGCGGGTCCGCGGCCTGAAACTCCAGGCCGAGCAGCGCCTGCTGGAGTCCTGGAGCGGCAGCTACACCGGGAACAACCACGGCGACCTGGTGGACCCAACCGACGCCTGGCGTAACGGCGATGAATGGTGGTGGCCAACCGGCACCACGCAGCAGCAGCGTCGAGATGGCTCGAACTACCCGTTCGTCCAGAACGAGCAGCAGCTGCTCTGGCTGCGCAACACCGTGCGTATCCTGGTCGAGACCAGCAGCCTGGCCAGGGGTGTGCTCAAGCAGCTGACCAATTTCACCATCGGCGACGGCTTCAAGTATCAGGCCGTTGCCGAGTCCGAGAAGGACACCCCGCCCGATCTGGTTGCCGGGGTGCAGGCGGTGCTGGATGAGTTCCTGGATCTCAATGACTGGTGCGAGCTGGAGCAGGAGCTGTTCCGGCGCTCGCGCCGGGATGGAGAATACTTCCTCCGCTACTTCCCGCAGCGGGACGGGATGACCGAGGTTCGCGTGGTGGAGCCCGAGCACATTGTCCAGCCGCCGGACAGCGAATTCAAGGAATGGGGCTGGGGCATCCGGACCGAGCTAGACGACATCCAGACGGTGCTGGCCTACTGGGTGCGCGTTGATGAGGCTGATGCCGGGGAGGAGGTGACCCCGGAAGAGCTAGATCACGTCAAGCTGAACGTGGACCGCAACATCAAGCGCGGCATGTCGGACTTCTACTGCTGCACCGAGAGCCTCGACGGGGTCAGGAAGCTCCTCCGCAACCTCCGCGAGGGAGCCGCCATCCAGGCAGCGATCGCCGGCATCTGGCAGTACGAGAGCGCCGGCTCCGCGGCTGTCAGCGGCCTCATCACCGACATCCGGGACAAGGGCCGGCAATACCCGAACGATCCCATCAAAGGCAGACCCACCAACTACCAGAAGATCGAGCCGGGTACGTTCATTCACACCCCCAAGGGCCGCGTCTTCCTGCCGCCCCCGATGGCGAGCCAGAATTCCCCCAACCATATCGCTATTGTCCAGGCAATCCTGCGGGCCGTGGGGGCGGGCTGGTGTATGCCGGAGTTCATGATCTCCGGCGATGCCAGCAACGCCAATTACGCCTCGATCCTGATCTCGGGCAGTCCGTTCGTGCGTGAAGTGAAGACTACGCAGAGCTTCTATCGCACCCGCTTTCTGCGCACGATCTGGCGAGCCATCGGCAACGCCCACGAGGCGGGCCGCTTTCCCGGCTACAGGTGGGACGACATCCTGACCCTGGTTGATATCCAGTGCGAGCCACCAACGCCCGAGATCAACAACCGGCTCGAAGAGGCCCAGGTCAAGGCCATTGAGCACGTGCACGGCGTGGTCTCGACCCAGACCTGGCGGCAGCAGTCGGGCTACGACAACGACCAGGAGGTGGTGAATATCCACGAGGAGCCGCCGATCCATGGGACCGCCGGCACGGGCGCCGGCGCCGGTGGCACCATCTTCGGTCAGGCCCCCGATGAGCAAGCGGCACCAGCCCAGCCGGCTCCCGGAACACCAGCCGGAGGCGCCGACCGCACCACGGTGGGCGCCTTGCAGGCGCTGGCCGGGCTGCAGACCTCGTACTACGCCGGCGAGATTCCCCGCGAGGCGGCCGTGGCCAATGCCCGCATCGTCTTCGGCTTCTCTCCCGCCGAGGCCGAGGCATTGTTCCCGGATACACCGCCCGTGAAGCTCGTGCCCGATGAGCAGCCCCCAGCAGCAGCCCCCGGCCAGGGAGGGCCGGGCGCCCCTTTTCCGCAGCCGAGAATCGGGAGCTAGCCGAAGCTGAGAAGCTCGGTCCCGTGGCTGACAGCGGTGAAGTGGCCATGGGCGGGAAGACTGGCGACACCGTCGAGAAGCTGCTCGACAAGTCGATCCAGTACGGCTCTGCCCAGCTGGCCAGGCTGGCACGCCCTGCGATCGTGCGGCTCCTGCGCCGCGGCAACGAGGCCATGGGCGTTCGCGAGCTGTTCACGGACCTCGAGCGCCGGCAGCTGGCCGTGGTACTGGCTGCCACCAATGCCACGGCCAACCTGCTGGGCCGGGCGTTGGTCAGGGACTTCCAGCGCAAGGTGCAGGTGCGGCATGGAGAGATCGATGAAGGACGAGTGGGAGCGCTGGGGCATGACCCTGGTCCTGGTGATCACGATGCTGTACGGTCTCCTGGCCCTGGTCCTCTTCGGGAGGATGTGACCCGCACCCCCGTCGAGCCGCTGTCGCCAGAGGAGGCCATCCGCTATTTCAGTCAGCTGGTGCCTGGTCTGGCTGCCGACCTGCCGCTGTTCGCTCTGGCCCAGCGCCGTACCGCGTTCACGCTGGCCGTCTCCACCGATCGCCAGCTGCTGGGCACCGTCCAGGACCTGATCCGCGAGCGCCTGGCCACGGGGAAGGGCATCAGCACCGCACCCAGGGCCATCCGGGACGTGCTGGACCGGGCCGGGGTGACACCGACGAACCCGCAGTACAGCGAGATGGTGTTCCGCACCAACATGATGGACAGCTACAACCAGGGGCTGGAAGATGAGCGACAGCGACCAGACGTTGTTGATACGTTCCCGGTTTGGCAGTATCTGGGGATCGAAGATGGGCGCGAAGGAGAGGATCACCGACCGAATTTTGGCAAGTATTTCCCAGCATCGGCTTCCTTCACGGACACTCGAGGACCTCGCGTCTACAACTGCCGCTGCGTTGCGTCCCCCATCAGCAAGTGGGAATGGGCCCGGCTGAAGGGCCAGGGTGCCGAGATTGCCGCGGGCTTCGCCGATGTGCCGGTGACGGTGGAGGGATGACCATGCCGAACCCCAGTGAGATCACCCGTACCGAGATGACCCGCGAGCAGATTCTGGCCCTGCCGCCGGGCCGCGAATTGGATGCGCTGGTGGCCGAGAAGGTGATGGGCCAAAAGCTGCCGCTGGGTCCATCCGAGGAGGCGAGGTCGGTTGGTCCATGGTTTCACGGGGAGGGAGCTGTCTGTCCCAGCTACTCCACCGACATTGCCGCGGCCTGGCAGGTGGTGGAAAAGTTCCAGCAGACCGGCCTGGCTGTCTTCAGTTTTTGGACTGGCCAGTATCCTGGGTATACAGCCAATTTGAATTGTGAGACGGCAGATGGAAAGTGGCGATATTTCACTGCCGATGCCGACACCGCCCCTCTCGCCATCTGCCGTGCCGCCCTGCTCGCCGAGGTGGACCGGCTGCGGGAGGTGGTAGCCGCCCATGAAGAGTACTGGAGAGGGCCCGCATCATGACCGACGCCGAATTAGAGGCGATCCGGGAGCTTTTGAATGGTCGAAGCGGAGTTACTGCCGACGGCTCCATGTGGGTCGCTGCGGAAAACCTGCTCGCCGAGGTGGACCGGCTGCGGGCAGCCGTACAGCAGGAGCGGGCGGCGTGTGCGGCGATTGCACACACGGTAGCGAATACCGATCCAGATACGCATTCGATGCGCTATGACGCTGGTTATATGGCAGCTGGCGAGGACATTGCTGCTGCCATTCGCCGGCGAGATTCAGCCGGAGCTTGACCCTTGGACCAGCCCCTTGCCCTCTTCCGCTGCCATCGCTGCAATGCCGTCCTGGGCCAGTGCGACGATCACCGTCTCGTCATCGCCGCGGTGGTCTTCGGCTGGTCGGTGAAGGTCGGCTGCTGGTGCGGGCGCACCAATCGGTGGCGCCCCAGCCAGCCAGGGAGCGTAAGTGTCCTTGACACCAGTAGTAGGGGTTGTTCTACTGACTGAGAGATTTTGACGTTCCGCGGTCCTGGTTTACGACCAGGCAATAGCCCGAGCTGACGCGCCGGGCACTTCCTTTCGGGGAGGTGCCCGGCGTTTTTTTTTGCGCCGAGACCATGCCGACACAGCTATTCGAGTACGTCGCCAGCAACGCCAGCCTCAAGGTGGACCGCGAGGCGGGCCTGCTGCGCTCGGTCAAAATCCTCGGTCACATCAGCGCCAACGGCTACGAGTATCAGCCCGCGGCCATTGCCAGGGCTGCCAGGCTGTACGACGGCAAGGTGGTCAACTTCAATCACCCCAGCAAGCCATCCGATCCGCGCTCCAGCTACGATCGCTTCGGCTGGCTGTCCGGTATCCAGGTCAAGGAAGACGGTCTGTATGGCGACCTGCACTATCTGAAATCGCACCCCTTTGCGGCTCCGGTCCTCGAGGCTGCCGAACGCAATCCGGCCCTGTTCGGCATGAGCCATGTCGCTCATGGCGACAAGAGGCAGCGCGGCAGTCGGGTGGTGGTTGAGGACATTGAATCGGTTTCCTCCGTGGACCTGGTCAGCGACCCGGCCACTGTCAAGGGCCT